AAATGGTGTTTGTTCGTTTCCTATTTGTCCATCATGCCCATAATCTCTAAGCCCATAGTAAGGTGGGCTAGTAACGCACATTTGCACCTTGACCCCATCTTTTGCCATCTGTCGCATGGAATCTCTACAATCACCAAAATATACTTTATTCATTATTCTGTACCAATCCGTATAGAAATGTAAACAATAAGAAACACAATCAATGCCCAGATGTAGACAAAGTCGCTATCGAGCATGACTATCTACAGATCGGTTAGTAGCCTCTAAACTGCGCCATATCTCGACTTTGAGTTGTGCTGCTGTCAGCATCCACTTAATCTTCTCCTCGCACTCCACAGCCTCTTTTAAACCATCTAGGAGACTTATATACTCTGGGTCTGCATACGCATCTACCTCGGCTGCTGCAACAGACTTAGCCGATGATTTAGACATAAGGATACTGCGCTTAGACTTTAGGAAGTTCTCTAGGTAGATTCTGTTCGCCTTGGCTTTAGCAAAGTCTCCTGAATACTTCATTATGTACTCTACTGCTTTTGTTGGATCTATATCCATGTATCTCCCCTATTCCCCTTTAACCATTGATCTTGGAAGTCTAATAGCAGATCTTTATCAAGATTGTGTTCTGATAAATATTTCCTAAACTTCTGCAAGCCCCATTCCTGTCTCCACTTGCACAACTGCCGAACTCCGCATTGTCTCATATGAGTTAATTCGTTCACCTATCCACCTCATTACTGGTACTGCCATTGAGTTGCCTAATGCTTTATACCTTACACCACTAGGACAGTTTTCTTTTATGTTGGTGTAATTGTCTGGAAAGCCTTGTAATCTTTCACATTCAACTTCTGTAAGCCTACGAACAGCCGTATTTTGCAAAACAGCTTGAAATCTATTTTTATCAGGCATACGCTGGTCATCACCTTTAGCAGTTAAACATTCGGCAGTTTGACCGCCATTCCAAAATGTAGGAATAAAATGACCGCTAACTACAGATTGATGGGCTTTTCTTCCACCACCGCACTCTGTGTCGAGCGTTCCAACAACGCTTGGTATAAAGCTGTTGGCAGTTTCTTGCCTCGCCTTTCTGCTCTGTTTAATATCCCCTGACAGGCTCTCGGACTCAAATAATATTTCTGCGGCAGGTTTCCAATCTCCAAGGTATCCGACAACAAACACTCGTCTGCGTCTTTGTGCGACTCCGAAGTTTTGAGCGTCAAGCACCCTGTAGCTCCACCCATACCCGAGTTCGCCCAACGCACCGAGGAAGCTGCCAAAGTCTCGCCCCCCCCCGCTACTAAGGACACCTGGCACATTTTCCCAAATGAACCACTTGGGTCTAAAGTGGTCAAGAATTCCAACATAGGTGAGAGCAAGATTGCCTCTTGGATCTTCAAGTCCTTTCCTAAGTCCTGCAACAGAGAATGATTGGCAGGGAGTTCCTCCGACCAAAAGTCCGATTGAGTCATTTATTTGCCACTCCTTATATTTTGTCATATCGCCAAAGTTGGTTACTTGCGGATAATGATGTGCAAGAACCTGACTTGGGAATTTTTCTATCTCTGAGAATCCTACAGGTTTCCACCCCATATGATGCCAAGCAACTGTAGCTGCCTCTATACCAGAACAGACTGATAAGTAGTTCACATCTGCCCCTCTAGCTCTAGGATTCTACGATGTAGTCTTTGTCTGTACTGATCCATAGACTCGCCAGGATAAGGTTGACATCCTACTTCTCTGCCTTTAGCAAGAGTTCCCTGATCTGACCGATGCCATGCCAATACTTCTTTCTTCTTTTCCTCGATTACAATCTCGTCAGAAAATCTTTCATTGTTCAACCAAGTACTTGCATGGGGTATGTACTCCCAATCAGTTCCCTTTGCTGCCCAGTATTTTCGATGCTCTACTATTGCCTCTAGTGCTTTTTGTTGGTTGTCTAGACTTAGTTTTTCCCACGATCTTTTTGCTGTTAGCTTTCCTATTTTTCGTGGGTATTGCGACCAAAAGTTCTCGAATGTCATTTTCCCTTTTCCTTTCGTTTACTACTGTTTCCATTACTGCTGTAAAGCCTGCTTGCATTAAAAACTTATGACCAACTTTATCCATCGTGAGTTCGCACTCTGCCGATCCGTCTGGTAGTTCTTTAATTATATTAACTTGTATCTTCATCTATAAACACCTTTATGTTTTTGTTAAAGTCTGCTTTCATAAGAACTGGTTTATTTAAGCAATCTAACATTTTATAGAGATTCTGCTTTACTTCTTCTAAGTCCTCTCCCATCACACCGACACCTCTTGCTGTGTACAGATAAGGCTCATGGTTCTTATCGTAAAAGACTTCGCATACCTCGACCCAAGGGTCTCCATCGTTCTCATCTGAAAAGTCTACCACTCTATGATTCCAATGCATTATTTACTCGCCAAAATAAAAAGCCCTATATTGCTGAACCCATAGCCGCCATATACCACCGCCATAGGCATATTACCCTTTAGTCCTTGCTCTACAGCTATGTAGGCATAAATAAGACCAGTAACAATGATAAGCCAAGCACTCACTTTTTCTTACACAATCTTATTTTTTCTTTCTTAACTCTATGTGCTTTTGTAAAATATACCAAAACTTTGATTTGATAATCATTTTTTCCCCTTTGTGCATGAAACTTTAATAATCTTATACGAGTTCTACAAATAAGTCCTAAGTGTTTTCCCTAATGTAACATTAACGGATCATTAATTAACTTATAGGTAATGTTTATATAACAATATACAACTTGTAGGTAAATATTTAATTAACTATATATTTTGTATATATCTATTTCCAATATTTATTATCTTCTACCTTGTACGCTATGCCAAATATTTCGGTTTCTTCTTGCTTGCAAGATGCTAGATGATCTAGGTGTTTTTGTATTTTCTCTACAAGCTCTGGCGATTTTGGTTTATCGACCCATACATATTTACCATTTTCTTTTATTAACATTTTTTATCCTAAAGACAATAGAACGACCAACATCACCGAGGTGATGATTTCTACAAGTGATGTATCCTGTTGCAAAATCTGAATAGCTGGCTTGTACCAAACTACTCGGCTATCGCAGGTGTCGACCCTCGCTGTCTGCCACTTCCTCGCAAACCCTCTAGCCCATCTAGCATTTTTCTATCGCGCACAGCATTTAGCGCGTGTCTAGCTGCAAAAGGAAAACCCCAATAGTCTTAGGAGGGGTATGTCCCTTGGCATGGGCAACTGTTGACAGGTGGAAAGCAGATTTCTCGCTGACTGTCTACAACTACACATACCCCGCCTAAAAATACTGGGGTTGTAACTGCTTTCCTTATCTTGGTTGCCACACCAGACGATTCTATTATAAACCAAAAACTTATATCCCGATCAGTTCATTCTGTTTAAAAAATAGGCAAATTAGCCAATAATTTCCCGATCAGAACTCAAACTCTTTGTAGTCATACCTCCCATTAGGTTTCTTAAACCAGCCTATTACTATAATTCTCCACTTAGACCTAATAAGTTCAGGGAGATATTCGCTTTCTTGGATCTTCTTTATTCTAGATGACATATTACTTTTAGATGTCATTTGTATGCCTAAAGACTCTCCGTTTCCAATAGCCACCATGTCGAGTATGCCAAACATATCTTTTTTTCGTTTTGTAAAAGAGTTGTAGGATTCGACCACTTCGCATTTATATCCCTGAGACTCGTATAGAGCCTTTGTACGCTGATTGTAGTTAGGCAAGGTCTTCTTCTGTTATCTTGCCAAACGAGGCTTCTATGATGGCTTCGTGGTGTTTCTTGGGGATAGAGTTCCGCATAGACCAGGCATAGACAGTTACATACTTCATACCAAGGTGATGCGCGATGTCCTTATATGTGCCAAAGACCTCTAATAATTTATCAAAGTGTTGTTTTTTTGCAACAGTATTCATGTTATCTCCTTTTGTAGAACATTGATTCTACACCCAAAATAGGTAAATGTAGATATTAGGGTATATCCCTAGTAAATATTCTACAAATCTCTACAAATATCTGTATAGTTCTACATAAGCGATGTCGCTTATTTCTTTGAAAGGGAATTTAAAAATGAATGATATAAAAGTCTACGGATGCCCAGAGTCATTAGTTAAGAAAACTTTTGAGCAGCAATACAACATTAATATGTACCTTGCTGGTATGTTGTCTGATGCCCAACACGCAATAGCTGCTGGTCAAGATGATTTGGCTAGAACTATTCTTAATCAAGTTAAATTATATTTCTTTGACTACACAGATTGCAGAAATCAAACAGCAATCAAAGAAGTCAACTCTTAATTAAAAGGAAAATAAAATGGACTTAGTTACCGCAAACAAACAGTTAACAGCAATTATCGAAATGTTGAATAACGCTGACAAAAATGACTTTGTCATGTACGACAATTTTTATAAAAGCATATATAACAAAGCTATTGAAGTTGTTAGCATCATTAACGACAATACAAAATAATAAACATCCCCCTTCGGGGGGAATTTCTTTGAAAGGGAATTATGAAAGACTTTAAAGGCGAATGGAAAGATATATTTTGGGGTGCTGTGGCAGCTATCCTTATGCTTGCACCAGCAATGATTGTGTATGTTTGGAAAACAGGGGGTGTATCGTGAGTAAATATGATAGTTGGTTAGAAGAACCATACCGGCAAATGGCGCAAGCTGATGACCATCAGGAATATGTGTGGACTACCTATATGAAGCCAGGTAAGCCATGCGATCCGATGGATTTGGATAACTTCCAAGAGTATCTTGCAGATGCAACTGCGGATTATGCTGGTGCTGAGAAGTGGGAGAATCTGCGAGAGTATGCAGATAAAGGTGAATGGGAGAAGTTTGGTCGGGCTATTTATTTTCTAGTCCACGACCATATTGAAGATAAATTAATTGCGGAGGAAGAATGAAAGCATACCCAAATAGCGAAGTACATGGGCAATTAGGAATGGATTTGCGAGATTACTTTGCAGCTAAAGCCATGCAAGCAATTATTGGCAAATCAGATGATGTAAGTATAAATATAGTTGAGGTTGATAACTGGATTGGTGATTATGCTTATGTAGTTGCAGATGCCATGATGAAAGCGAGGAACACAAATGAGTAAATATTTAGAACTTAGAAATGTAGATGTTTCGGACAAGATCGAGAAGAAGAATGGTTTGTCTTATCTGTCTTGGGCATGGGCGGTGGATACATTGCTACAACACGATCCACAAGCTACTTGGTCGTATGGTCAGCCTGTAGTGTTCGGTGAGACTGTAATGGTGTTCTGTACAGTCAATGCGTTTGGTAAGTCGATGACAGCGCAATTACCTGTCATGGACTATCGAAATAAAGCAGTACCTAACCCCGATGCATTTGCCGTAAATACTGCTATGCAAAGGGCTTTGACAAAAGCAATCGCACTCCATGGTTTAGGACTTTCACTTTATGTCGGAGAGGATTTGTGGGATGATATAGAGGTAGATTCTACAAAGTTTGTAGAAAAGATATTAGGTTCTCAGGACATCCCAGAGCTAAAGGTAAACTTTGCCCAAGCGTTTAAGGAAGTGTCTAAGGACAAAGAGGCGATGAAGAAGGTAAACGATGCCAAAGAAAAGCGGAAGGCAGAACTGAGTGAAACTAGCTGATGTGCAGCCAGACAATGTGTGCTTCGAGTGCGGTAAGGCTTGGGGTACACATCCACTAAAGAGTTCGGAGAACCACAGATCATGGATCGACCAATGCGATGTATGTTTAAAGCTCACAGCCGTAGTAGATGTTTCGGAATATGGTTATATAAAGGAAGGATGGGATGGAGAAAAAGTGGTGTAGTTCTTGTCAGGCTGATAGACCAAAAGCTGGTTTTAAGTTGGTAGCAGCAGGAAATAGGGTTCGACCAGTTATGAGATGGAAATGCGAACATTGTTTAAAACGAGAAGCGGAGAGAAAATATGCAAGAAAATGATTTTATTTACACACCAAGCTCTACAGATATTACAATTCGGTGGCGCAAGATTTATGGCTATGTACCGGCAAGCGAACAGGCTAAGTACCAAAAGAAGTGGGCAGAGTTTCGCGCATTGACAGCGAGGACTCTAGAGAATGTAGAGATACCAGAGATACCAGGAGTTGTGCAATGGAAAAAGTGGCAAAAATCCTAGTA